TTTGCACCAGCGGACTTGAAATTGAAGGTAAAAACAAAGAAGCTACAGTTATTAAGGCAACGTTTGAATGCTATGCGGATTTGACTAATAATCCTGTTACGTTGCCATATCATATTTATTATCCAAAAACGATATAAATTGACAAAATAATACATTCGTGATATAATAAAAAAGTCCTGAGTAAATCAGGACTAAAAAGTGAATCGGGTTTCTGCATAAAACGGTAGGCGGTTTAAATCTTCCCTCGGAAACGGGGGTGAGTTACAATGGATTTAATGGAGTTACTTACATTTTGTTTAGTAATTATTAACATAATTTCTTTATGTAACAATATAAAAAAGAAATAGCCGCCCCACGCCAATAAGGTAGCTATTTCATTAGTTGTCAGTTTGGAGGGATAAACCGCTTATCGCAGTCACCCTTTTCACTTTTATTATACCACAATTTCATAAAAAGTCAAGCGTTCTTTTTAGGACGCTTTTTTCATACTCAAAATTAAAAAGTGAGGTAAATAAAATGTCAGAAAAGAAATTTGAACTTAGAAAGCTTTGTGCAAAAGATATATTTGTAATGGTTAAAATTATTTCAAAAATCGGTATATCGGAATTTAAGAATTGTTTTAATACTCCATCTGTAAAAGGGAAGATAAGAGGCAACGCTGATTTTTCAGCGATAGGACTTGAAGTAATTATTGGAATGGTCGGAACAGTTTTAGAAAATCTTCCGAGGTGTGAAACAGATATTTATTCATTCCTTGCAGATTTAAGCGGAATGAAGTCCAATGAAATATCTGAGTTGGGAATGAGTGAATTCGCAGAACTGATTGAAGCGGTTTTAACAAAGGAAGAATTTAAGGATTTTTTTACGGTTGTATCAAAATACTTGGTCAAGGAGGAGAAGCGGGAGTAAATTTCTTTGATATGATTTTCTCAAGATATTCATCTCCGTTTGACTTGCTTGACGGATATATACAAACTGGTCAGTTTACGAGTTTTATATCACAGTTTATAGATATACACGAAGAAGAAAAGGTATGGGAGATATGGCTTAACAAGGCTACAGGCAAAACATGGGGAGAATTCAGAGACTTAGTAATACCGCCGGAAATTGAAACGCCGGATATTTCTGAAATGCTTGCAGAATCAAGCCGCACTTTAGCAAATTTCAATCCTTATGAGGAGGTGGAACATGGAAATATTTAAACTATTTGGTAAAATCGCTGTTGATAATTCCGAAGCTAACAGGGCGATTGATGAAACTGTGGGGAACGTAGGAAACGCTGAACCAAGAATGACCAAAGCCCTAAAGAAAATAGGAGCGGCGGTTGTTGCCGCATTTGCTGTTGACAAAATAAAGGATTTTGGCAAGGCGTGTATAAGCGCAGGAATGGACTTTGATTCACAGATGTCAACTGTTGCGGCGATATCAGGAGCAACAGGCGAGGAATTTGAAATTCTGAGAGCCAAAGCGCAAGAAATGGGTGCTACAACTGCATTTTCCGCTACTGAATCAGCACAAGCTATGGAATATATGGCAATGGCTGGTTGGAAAACCACTGATATAACAAACGGACTTGCCGGAGTAATGAATTTAGCGGCAGCTTCCGGTGAAGATTTGGCTACAACCTCTGATATTGTAACGGACGCTATGACTGCTTTCGGAATGAGTGCAGACCAGAGCACATATTTTGCGGACGTACTGGCGCAGACCGCAACAAATGCAAATACCAATGTAGGCATGATGGGAGAAACGTTTAAATATGTTGCTCCTCTTGCGGGAGCCATGGGATATAACATTGAAGATATGTCAGCGGCAATAGGACTTATGGCGAATGCAGGAATCAAGGGTTCACAGTCCGGTACGTCATTGAGAAATATTATAACAAATCTTGCTTCTCCTACTGATACAGTAGCCGGAGCTATGGACGATCTTGGTATATCATTAACAGATTCAGACGGAAAAACTAAATCATTCGGAGAAACGCTGTCTGATTTGCGAATAAGCTTTGCAGACCTTAACGAAGTCCAGAAAACCCAGTACGCTTCTGCAATTGCCGGAAAAGAAGGAATGTCGGGACTGTTAGCGTTGATTAATTCAAGCGATGAAGATTTCGATAAGCTTACAGATTCTATAAAGAATTGTACGGGCGCGTCTGAGAAAATGGCAGAAATCCGACTGGATAATCTTGAGGGCGATGTTACGCTTTTTAAATCTGCATTGGAAGGCGCACAAATCGCCATTTCAGATAAGCTTACTCCGGTTCTGCGTAATCTTGTAAAGAAGGCTACAGATGCAATTCCTAGAATACAGAAAAAAATAACTTCTATTTTTGATAGTTTAAAAAAGAAATTCATAGATAACAAAGAAACGTTGTCTAAATTAAAAGATGGTATAAAACAATTCGGTAATATAGCAAAAGACGCATTTGAAAAATTGTTTAATGCCGCTGGGAATGCGCTTGATATATTATTTGATTTTTTGGAATGGCTTACAAGTGGGAGTGCAGGTGCAGAAGCCTTTAAAACCTCCGTAATGGGAATTGTTACCGCATATATGACGTTTAAAGCTGTTACAACTGTAATTGATTTGACAAAGGCAGCTGTTGACAGGCTTAGAAATGCACAAATGAAACTAAATCTTTCGAATCCAGTTGGGTGGATATCATTAGCGATTTCAGCGTTTATAACACTTGAAACTACATTAAAGCGGCTCGCAAGTAATCCTATGGACGAAATCAGAAAAAAGTTTTCAACGTTAAGCGATGAAGAAAAGCGGACAATTGATAAAACCAATGAATTGTCAGATGCGTATGCCGCATTGGAAGAATCATGGAAAAGCAATTCTGAAAGAATTAACGCTGAGTATGATAGTTATGAATCCCTTGCAGAGCAGCTTGATACAATGGTTGATAAAAATGGTCGAATTAAAGAAGGGTATGAGGAACAAGCAGAAGTTATAGTAGGGCAACTTTCCGAAGCATTAGGTATTGAGGTTGAAATTGTTGACGGCGTTATTCAAAAATATGATGATTTACAAGACAGTATTCAGAAAACAATTGATTTGCAAAAAGCGCAAGCGTGGCTTGATGCTAACAAGTCAAATTGGATAGAAGCCTGTGAAAGTCAAAAAGAGGCAGCTGATAATCTTGTACTTGCTGAAAATGATTTAATAAAAGTAAATTCCGACTTGTTTGTTGCCGAAAGCTGGTTAAAAGATGTTCAAGACCGCCGAGGTAAAACATATGAGAATATAATAGCTAGCGGTAAAGACTACAATGATGTACTTTTTGATGCCCAAGCAAAAGTGGACGGATTAAGAGAAAGGCAGGGAAAACTGCAAGATGATTACGATAATTGCAATGATGCACTATCTAAATATAATTCAACAATAAAAAATTATGAGGGTGTGAGCAGTGCTATTATTGAGGGTGACACTGATAAAATCAATCAAGCTCTTGAGCGTGGAATGGAAAACTTTATAACAGCGGAAACGGGTACAAAAGCTACACTTCAACAACAGGTTGACGATTATAAAACTGAGTATGAGAATATGAAAACAGCTGTTGAACGTGGAAGTGAACATGTTTCAGAAGAGGAACTTGCAGCTGCGAAAAGGCTATATGAATTATCACAAGAAGAACTTGAGAAAAAAGGAGATATGGAAAAGGCGAAAGCCGAAGAAAACGGAGATAAGTATGTAAGTGGGATTAAATCTAAAGAGGGCGCAGCAAAGCAAGCTGGAGAAGATGTTTCAAAAACTACTGTCGACGCACTAGGTTCAGCTGATTCATATTCAGCCGGAGAATATATAGGAGACGGATTAACAGAGGGTATGCGAAGTAAATTAGATGCTGTTCGTGAAGCAGCTTCAAGCTTGGCAACCGAAGCAGCAAGGGCTATAAAGTTAGCCGCAGATATTAATTCCCCATCAAAAGTTACCCGTGCCCTAGGACAATTTTTTGGACTTGGTTTTTCTGAAGGTATCAGCGATGAAGAAAGTAATACTATAAAGACTACACAACAATATGCGGATTCAGCCGTAAACGCTTTGAAATCCGGTATAAATAACCGCACTCCTATGAAACCGATGGATTTTGCTATAAACACAAGATTCGCAAATGCAGAAGCTATTCAAATACCAGCAGTTGAACGAACAGAGCATACTACAAATTCATCGTCCAACACAGCGATACTAAACAAGCTAAACGAGCTGATTGAAGTAATCAAGGGACAAAAGGTGTACCTTGACAGCGGTGCGCTGGTTGGAGAAATCGCCCCTGCAATGGACGGAGCATTGGGTAATATAAGCAGAATGAAAAGGAGGGGACTGCGTTAATGTATAAGGGAGTAAAATTCGGAGAAATCCATACAAGCAGCTATGGACTGGTACTTTCAAAGAAAACTATTGAAACACCGTCCCCAAAGCTTGAAACAGTTGATATTCCGGGCGCAGACGGCAGTCTTGATATGACGGAATATTTCGGTGATGTAAAATACAACAACAGGAAAATCAAACTTGAATTCAGTACTGAACTTTTAGGAAATGAACTGCTTTCAATGTATTCGGATATTCAGAATGATTTGCATGGCAAACATTTTGACAATATTATACTGGACGATGATTCAGGTTACCGTTATATCGGCAGGATTACGTCAATCAGTCTTACGGAAAGCAGAATCAGCAGAATAATAATTGAATGCGACTGCGAGCCGTATAAAGTGAGTATAACCGATAAGGTTATAACGAAAACCTTGAAATCTGTGACTTTCCCTGCCGGATACGGAGACGTGAATAAGGACGGTGTTATTGATGTGATTGATTCGGGTAAATTGAACGGATTAATAGGGGCAAGCGCAATAACTAAAGACCAGATAACGCGTGCTGATATGAATCTTGACGGTATGGTAACGAAGGAAGATTTGGCACTTTTAAACCGTTATGTTTCCAGTGACGGGACGCTTTCCATACAGGAATACGCCGACCGTAATTTCGGATTTGAAAGAGAAACCGATTTTCAGATAGATTTCGGAAGAAAAGTTGTAAGGGCAAAATTTTCTGTTTCAGATAATGTGAAAAGATGGGATTTGTACATTGACGGCGTTTTATACGGAAAGTATACAAATCTTACCAGTCCGGGTTCTGCTATACCAGTAGTAATAAGCGGTGTTCATGATATAAAAATTTCAACAGAAACGTCGGGAACGGTAAGCATAGCAATACCGCAGGCAAAACTGTAAGGAGGGAATAATGTATATAGTAACAATTGACGGACAATTTTTCTTTGGAACAGGAAAGTACGACCGTCCTGGGTATGAATTAATTAATCCTCAGGTTGACCTTGCGGTAAATGCTGCCGGAACGTTTACGTTTACAATGTATCCATCGCATCCGTGCTATGAATTGACAGATAATACAAAATCAATAGTACAGATAGTGAAAGACGGTGAAGCAGAGCCGCTTTTCCGAGGAAGGGTACTGAGTACGGAATTAGGATTTTACAACGAAAAAAAGGTTATATGTGAAGGAGAATTGGCGTTTCTGTGTGATACGATTCAGCAGAATTACGATTATTCCGAAGGAGAAAGCCGTAAAACAATTCATGAATTACTGACGTTTTTTATTCAGCGTCACAATGAAAAAGCGGGTATAGATAATATACATTCATTTAAAATAGGGATAGTAAATGTAACAGACGGAGATAATTCCAATACAGACAACCTGATTTCAGCGGCGGACAGTACATTTCTGAATACATATGAATCAATACAGCAGAAGTTGATAGAAAGGTACGGAGGATATCTTTATATAAGGCATGAGGAGGACGGAAATTATATTGATTATTTAAGCAGTCCGTCTGTGACTTGCAGTCAGAAAATAGAATTAGGAGAAAATCTTTTAAGTTTTAAGAAAAATATAGAAGCGGACAGTCTGGTGACAGCGGTAATTCCTCTTGGTAAAGAACGTATGGACGGAGGAGAGGAGGGGAGCGGATCACGTCATAATATAGGCGGTTGGAATGCGTCCCAATCTATTACCGATTCAAAGGATATATTTCAGGTAACGG